CACTTCTGTGGGTTTTCAGACTCGATTTCTACACGTTTACCAGGAAATCTGTCCTCAATGGTCTTGATGCAGCGGTCATAGTCCTCTTTTGTCTCAGCTTTACCCAAAACACCGAAGTCAATGGGTACAAAAGAGCCTGGACCTTGGCCGTGCACTGCAAATCGTAGCCCACGGAAACTCATTTTGCGCTCACTACCACATTCAGGGCACGCTGGCGGGCCTTCTGATCGCTTGTAAAAGACTTCGTACTCAAAAAAACCGCAGCTTGTACACTCAAGATTGTTTTCGAGGTAACTCACTGGCTCAAAACCCGCTTTCTCCACCGTTTGGCGGCAGCAGAATTGGTATTTCCGACAAGTTCAAGTAGTGATTCGGGGCAATCTGTGTAGTTGTCGCACATTCCCTCTTCAAACTCTTGGAATCCCCACAAACCGTCCACTTTTTCTAGCGTGTACAGCATGATCTTGGCCTGACTGCCCTG